CTCTTCTCTAATTAGTTTTTGTAATTCTAATTTATTCATTTTGTTTAGTTATATTGTTTATTTAATTATAAATATATAATCAGTACATTTAAACATAAAAAAATTCCTTATATAAATAAATATAAGGAATTCTTTTGTAACTATAAAGTATTTTAATGTATTTTTACAATTAATTGATAAAAATCAATATTGTAATATGGCATAGTCATACTTAAGTGTCAATGATATCATCATAGTATCTTCTGAACCCCAATCCATATCTCCGAAATTTGCATCGCCGATGAAAGCTCCTTTTAAAGTCCACTCTTCAACTTTATCACCTACTGGTCCTAAAGCATTGAAAGTAATGTCTTTCTTGTAAAAGTCAGCATATCCATCGCGACCTGTTACAGATTCATGAGATAATCGAACCCATTCCATTACTGCTTGAGCTCCGGATGGAACGATTGGGTCATATAAAGTGATTGCAACATCACCCCAACGGCCTTTTCCTTTTAATTTTCGTTCTACGTTGATGTGATCTAAAACGATATCGCCGAAAGTAATACCTGGGCGCGCGGTAGTTTTAATTAAATAAGAAGGTATTCCTTCAATATACATAATAAATCGATTTGCCACTTTTGGTTCAAAAGCGGTAAACATCATTTCGGTTGGGTCTAATAATTGTGCCATTGTCGGTTTAGGTTTAAAGTAATTTTATTTAATATAAATATCGAGTTTTTTAAAAAACAAATGAATTTTTTATTTAATATAGATAAGTTAATTTACCGGTTAAATTGTCTGCGAACAGCCTATATACTTCTACGTTAATAAACAATTATAACCTACATGAACTCTTTTATATCAGTTATTATTTATTAATTTTGTATTTTTATTTATTTTTAAATTTTCTAATTTCTTCTTTTACAATATTACGTAATTCAGACATTTTCATTTTTGATCTTTTTCTAGATTCTTTTTTCAATCTAACACGCACTGCTTCTTCAACTTCAGGTTCAATTTTTTGGTCTAATTTAGCGTTGGCAGGATTTTCAAAAGACCCTTTTCCTCCAAAAATATATGCCGGTATGTCTAAATTACTTGCTTTCATAGCAGACGCTACTTTAGTAGTATTTGATTCTTGATCATCATAGAAATGAACTTCTTTATCGTCTTTGTCTATTATTTTAGCAATATCCATTCCTTTATCTCCCATTCTTCTTCCTTGAGCTCCTTGATTTGGAGCTGCTCCTTGTGTTTTTAAAAATGACATCGCATCTTTTTCATTGCTAATACCAACTGGTTTTCCGGAAAAATCTTCACCTGTCGTAATACGAGTACCATCTGGTTTTGTCATTCCTTCTCCGGCGCGCGCTGTCATTACCATTGTTTTAGCTCCTGCAGTATTTGCAGCTTTTAATCTGTCAATTCCTGTTGCAAGAGGTTCAGTAGTTTCTGGATTGATAAAACTAGAAGGAGTAAAATCTACATAAATAGATCCTGGATATTTAGGATCTGTTGTGTTATCATTTTTTGCTGTTGGAGCGTTAGGAGTTACGGTTTGATTCTTTGAGTATGGCTTTTGAAAAGGAGCTAAATTGTTAGACATTACATACACAGCCCAAGCTTCTCCAACTTTTCCACCTGGTTGTTCAGTTTTTTCTATTTTGGCACCTAAAGATTTTGCCCAAGCTTCAGCTTCAGATTTTGATTTATGTACTGGAGCTCCATCTTTATATAAAATAACTCCATTAAGATTATCGGTTGCTCCTAAAGTATCGTCGAAATCAAATACATGAAGTTCGTCTTTTTCAATTTTTCCGCCCATATCTTCTTCTTCGCGAAGATTTCTACGTTTAGTTTTGATTATTTGTCTAGCCTCTTCGCGGATTATGTTTTTTAATGTTTGTAGTTTCATTGTTTCGTTTTTTTCTTGTTTAGCTGGCATTAGCTTTTCAATCCTTAAAGTTAATAATGGACGTCCATTTATCATTGGTAATCCATATTCGTTGTAAGTAATAGACTTAACAATTATTTTTTTGTTTTTAAATCTACCTACATAAACGGTATCGCCTATTTCAATTGGAATCTTAATCATTATATAATATATATATCAGAATATAAATTTTATGAATATATAATTATCTACAAAACATAAGAAAAGGGGCCAATTACAGCCCCTTTCATTATAGTTAATTATTATTACGCTCCAGGGAATGTTGCTCCTGTTGGTAAAATATTGAAATCAATAATAATAAATTCTGCCGTTTTTGCAGGTTGCAAAAATATCTGGCCATACATTATGTTTCTATCGATTAAATCTGCTGTGTTATTTGTTTCATCCATAATAACTCGGAAGCCATATAATCCTTGACGGGACTGTACAGACTCTAAATAAGGATTAACAATATTTAAAAAGCGATTACGTGTCGCTGCTGTATTGTTTTCAAATACTAAATATTTAGTTGCAGATGCAATAAATTTCTTAACAGCAATTAATAATCGTCTTACATTGATACGATCCAAAGCAGATGGTTTAGCTTGAAGGGTTTTCTGACCCCAAACACAAACTCCTTGAGCTGGGAAGGTAGCAATAGGATTAATACGACCTTCATACAATGTATCTCTTTCAGCGTGAGTTAAACGAGAATAAGCATCAATTACGGTTGATAGCCCACCACGATTTAATCCAGCAGGTGCATACCATTCAGCAGCTACTTTATCATTGAAAGCTAACACTCCAGGAATTACAACACTTGGTGGAACCCATACTGGTTGATTTTTAACACTATCAATAATTTTCACCCATGGGAAATAGGTAGCTCCATAATTGTTATCTAAAGATTCGACAGTTGATACTGCAGTTGCAATAGTGGAAGTTAATCCTGCGCAATCAAATACAAAAAATGTATCTGCTCTATCTTGACACATATTAGCAGCGTAGTCAGTTACTTTATCATGATACTCTTCAATAACACCTGGCATTACTAATAAATTAATGTCTAATTCGTCTGGATTAGATACTGCATCGATTGCATTTTTGTATACTGAATATCCTGGTGCGGTTGTTGATGATAAATCAAATCCTTGAGTATTTCCAGCTGTTATATCGCCGGCGCTTAATACTCTACGGTTTGGTTGAATACCATCAAATCCTCCTTGCAATGGAATTAAAAACTTTCTAGATTCAACAGAAGTATTTGTTGTTAAATCAATAGATCCAGAATATGCTGTGGCTGGTGTTGGATAATTTGCTCCAGCTTCTTGATTGAAATTAGATAAAAGGAATACAACATTAGAACCTGTTGTTGATGTTTTAGGAAGTGGCTTTAAATAATTTGAATTATCAGTTAAATCGAAATCATAATTAAATCCAAAATATCTACGTTTATTGTAAATACCATTAACAGTTTGTGTTGCTACGAATGTAGCAGCAGGAACATAAGCATATATTGCTGGCAATGGATTTATTAGTTTAGCAAATCCAAAAGGAACTAATTCCGCAGAATACGCTGTTGTTGCAACACTTGGATGCATTTCAACGTACACGTATTTAGATTTAGCAGGATAATCTCCATATACAATAACTTTTGAAGTTGCTGCATCAAATTGACGATATCGGTCACCAATAATTCGAGCAATATAACGTTTTGAGCTAGGATCTAAATTTACGTTATCGTAAGATTCTAAAACGTTAGGACGGTTATCTGTGTCAGTCGTGTCAAATGGCGATCCAACTGCTTTTAATTTAGTTTGATCAACAGCGCGTATAGACAAATTAAATGAACCATATTCTGATCCAGCGATTGTACCAGCTGCTCTAATATTTGAAATAGCTATTTTAACTTCATAATTACTATGATTACCAGCGGCCATTGTATGAATTTTAAATAATTCAAAATTAGTTGCTGATACTGTTTGTGATACAACCCATGGAGTTGATGCTATTGAAAAGCCAGCTTCTCCTTCTTGATTTTCTAAATAATCAAAATTAGCAGATGCAGTTGCAAAACTAAATAAACATGCTGGATCAGCTGCAAATGAAGCAGATGCGGCTGCATTAAATATGGTATATAAATATACTGGATCTTGATTTGAATTTGGTGTGCGGCTGAATACTTTAGTTAAGTAATTAGCATTGGTACTAGAAAAAGATGCGCTATATGCTGCGTTTGTGGTATCTTTTCCTGAAGTGAAAGTTGCGGCATCAATTGTAAAAGATCCGGAAACTACAATTACTGCACTTCCACTAGAATTAGATCGTAAAACAGTTTTCTGAAACAACGGAGTGGTTGCGTCATAAAATGCTGAGGTAGTACTTACTATTTGTGAAGGGTGTAATAATGCAATATGCTTAAACCCGAACGAACCAGAAGCTACTATTTCAATTGGTTGAGAAATTGAATATCCATCATCATGAAGAGTACGAACGATTGTTAACTGACCTGTATTTGCTAAATATTCTTTAGCTGCATATGGTAAGTATAAATTAGGATTGGTATCTCCGAACATTTGTACGAAATCACCATAGGAAGATACTGTAGTCGGTACTAATGCTGGGCCTTTAACTGTTGGTCCAATAAATGCTGCTCCGATGTTAGCAATTCCTTGAGGTAAAAACGACAAATCTTTTTCTTCGGTAAATACACCAGGACTGACTATTTTTTCTGCCATTGTAATTACGTTTTAAATTAAGATTGTTATTAATAAGATTTTTGTCTACTAATAAATATGTATTAAATTTATCAAACAGTATTAATATTTGGCATAAATTCGCCGGATTCTAAATTAATATCACCGTTGCCGTATTTTTTTGTAATTTCAGCTGCAAATGACGTTTCTTCAGTTTGAATATTAGTATAATCTGCAGTAAATTTATCACTTAATTCATTTAATCGAATCAATTGTGCATTTGCTAAAATTTGTTCAATTTTAACTTGTCCAAATTGTGCTGTGATTGTAGCGTATTTTGTACGCAATGATTGAATTGTTTGCAATTCTTGTTCTGTTAATTTAATCGTAGTTGTCATGACTTTAATTTATTGGTTTATATATAAATATGCTGCCTTTTAAAAAACTAGTAATTTTATTTATCAAAGTGAAATAAAACAAGGATCTGCAGCTAATCCAAATGCTGGGCTGGTCATAGTATTTACAATTGATGGAGCATTTTTAGCTATGCCATTTGGTGATTGGTTTATGTATCTAATGCCAGAGTTGCCTCCTTTATCTGAATTAGGAGTTAACACAAGTAATTGTCCTTTTCTTGTTAAACTACAGTCTGATGTTTTTACAAATTTTGCTGTTTTTTCAAAAGTGTCTTGAAAAGTAATTGTATATGCTGTACCTGCTACA